TGGCATAGACGGGCTGTACAGTACCCGGCCCATCTCGTCAGTAGTCTTTTCTAGCTTGGCGGTCATGAGTACGTGCTTGTTGGGCAAGTCACGGAACACCCTAATAATGTCTGCCATTTGTTCCTGCATTGCGCCATAGGCAGCCCGCGGGTCTTTGTTTACCTTTTTTTCATGGTTTAAACAGACCTCAGCAACTTCGCTGGCCGAGTCAATAACTACGCTAGCAAAATCAGAATTCAGCACGTATGTGTATGCTTCACGCAGATCGGCCATGCTAGAGATTTCAATGTAAGGCAAGTCTGCGTCTTGGATAGATAGCAACCCACCTTCGGCAGATAAAACAATTGGGTTCGGCATTGACATTGCCAAACTTGTTTTACCCGCACCTGCTTGTCCGTAGACAAGCAACTTAACACCGTTGGCTGCAAGGCCGCTAGTACGCTTTAATGAAATAGCCATTTGGCTCTCCTTTTTTACAACCTTCTGAAAATCAGTTCGTTGCATGGCTGTATCTTAGCATACAATATGGCGCATAAGCAAACTATTTTTAACTTTTTTTAAAGGAAACGTAATGACACTAGACGAAATGCGAAAAATTTTGAAAGACAGGAACCTTAAGGCCGTAGCCTTAGCTACTGGCTTGAATCCGCACACTCTATATAGACTAGTAAACGGAGACGCAACGCCCCACAACGCTACACAGCAGATCATTGCAATTTATTTAAGGGCGACACATGGCTGATCCTTTTAAAATTTTAGAACCAACTTGCATTAGCTTTAGCGGTGGCAGGACTAGCGCATATATGCTTTGGCGCGTATTGCAAAGTAACAACGGTCTGCCAGATGATGCAAAGGTGTGTTTTGCTAACACTGGCAAAGAAGATGAGGCAACTTTGCGCTTTGTTCGTGATGTAGAAAAACATTGGAATGTGCCTATTGTTTGGCTTGAGTTCACAAAAAAGCAGCCTAAGTTCAAGGTAGTTAGCTATGAAACAGCCAGTAGAAATGGTGAGCCATTTGCTGAAATCATTGAAAGTAAACAGTTTTTACCAAATGCTGTTATGCGGTTTTGCACTGGAGAATTAAAAATTTTGACAATTGAACGTTATTACAAGTCTATTGGCATTACTGACTTTGAAACAATGGTAGGGATTCGCGCAGATGAACCAAAACGCATAGTAAAAATGCGTGAAACAAAGCTATTGCCATTGGTTGACGATAAGGTTACACAATCAGACGTTCAATCTTTTTGGAAGGCTAACAATTTTGATCTTCAAATTAACTTTTATGACGGAGTGACGGCATTAGGAAACTGTGATTTGTGTTTTATGAAGCCAATGAAACAGATTGCATCTATGATTGCAGACAAGCCAGAAAGGGCTGTTTGGTGGGCTAATCAAGAAAAATTTATAAGTGGAAAATTTAGCAAAGACCGTCCAAACTACGCATCAATGCTGCAATACAGCAAAGATCAAATTGATATGTTTAACAAAGATGAAGAAGCAATTAGCTGCTTCTGTGGAGATTAATAAATGGCTGATTTGACATCTATATTGGGTGCATGGGCACCAACGGTAAAACACATTGACACACCAGATACGCAGTTGCGCGATGCAATGCTAATGGCAGGACTTACACCTCCTGCCGATGGTTTTGTTTTTGATGGCAAGATCCACCGATTTAATAGCGGCACAAAGGGCGAAGGTGGCCACAGTAAGCCAGGCTGGTATGTCATGTTTGATGATGGCTTTCCCGCGGGGAGGTTTGGCTGTTGGCGTAGTGGCGTAGAGTTAACTTTCCGCGCAGACGTTGGCCGCACTATCACGGTGGCCGAAGAAATGGCATATACACGGCGCATGGCAGATGCAAAACAAACACGGGACGCAGAGCAAACCAAAACCCGCGAAGTAGCCGCAAACACGGTAGAGATTATTTGGCAAGGTGGCAGCGCAGCAAGCCCAGAACACCCCTACCTAACGCGCAAAGGCATACAGCCACACAATGCAAGGGTAACGGGCGATGGCCGCTTAATGGTGCCTTTGTACAGCGCAGACGGGCAACTATCCAGCATCCAATACATCGCGGCAGACGGAGATAAAAAATACCACCCAGGCGGCGCTACTGGCGGGATGTTTTGCATGATTGGCACCATTGCAAAAACCATTTACATTGCCGAAGGGTATGCAACTAGCGCAACGGTGCACGAAGTAAGTGGCGAAGCTTGTGCCGTGGCTTACAGCGCCAGCAATTTAGTACCAGTTGTGAAGGCGCTAAAAGAGCAAAACCCCAATGTTGATATTTGCATAGTTGCCGACAATGATGCAAGCGGCGTAGGTCAGCGGTACGCAGAGCAGGCTTGTGCCAAATATGGTGTACGCATGGTAATGCCGAACATACAAGGCGATGCTAATGACTATGCACAAGCGGGTAATGATTTAATAGCCTTGTTAGAGCCAAAAGCAGACATTGGCTACCTAATTCATGCCGATGGTTTTTGCGAGCAGCCAGCACCTATTAAATGGCTTGTAAAAGGATGGATACAGGATGTGGCTTTGTGCATGGTGCATGGGCCAAGCGGCGGCGGTAAAACCTTTGTTGTTTTGGATTGGATGCTACACATTGCAGCAGGTAAACCAACATGGCAAGGTAGCAAAGTCAGAGCGGGCCAGATGGTGTATTTAGCGGGTGAAGGTCATCACGGTTTACGCTCTCGCATAGCAGCTTGGAAGCACCATAACCAAGTGCAAAGTGTAAATATGTGGGTAAGCAAGGCAGGATGCGATTTGAATACGCCAGAAGGTTATTTGAAAGTGGTTGCAGCTATCAGAGTATTGAACATTGCACCCACTGTTATTACGGTTGATACATTGCACCGATTTATGGCTGGAGACGAAAATTCAAGCCAAGATGCAAAAACCATGCTTGATGCGTGCGCGGGTTTGATGGCAGAATTTAATTGCAGCGTAATATTGGTACATCACACTGGCGTATCTGAAGAAGCGCAGCATAGAGCGCGTGGGTCTAGCGCATGGCGTGGTGCATTGGACATTGAGATTAGCGTAATCCCTGCCAAGGGTGATAAGTCGATTGAGATTGTGCAGCGCAAAAGCAAAGATGCAGAAATGGCGCAAACCGTCTTTGTTGACCTTGAATCAGTAGCTATACCGAATTGGTTTGACGAAGACGGAGAACCCGTTACAAGCGCGGTAGTTGTAGCTGGTACAGCGCCAGTTGCTAAGTCTACGTCTACTGGCACAGGGTTTTCATCGTTTGAACGTGCTTGGTTTGATAGTGGCGCAGAAGTGCGTAACGGTGCACCTTATTTAACCAGATCGGCTTTAGTGACCTATGGAAGCAAAAACGGATTAGAAGGCACACAAACCAAGCGCATAACCAATGCCATAAAACCAGATTTGATAAGCGGGTCATACATTGCGCCATTGATTAAGGCAGGATTGATTGAACCGCATGAATTTGGTTGGATTGTTACCGATGCGGTACAAATTTCTGCAATGATGTTAAATAAATAGTGCAATACAATTTAATACTGTGCTACAATCTGTTGCATGAACACTAAAATCCTCAAATTAAAAACCAAGCTTAAAGCTGCAAAGTTAGAGCTTGTAATCCGCACACGTACGCGCAACCTTGCAGATCGCGCTTACAACAATTTAACTGCAAAAATTGACAAACTGGAGAAAGAACTTGAAACCTATTACATGGCGTGATTTCCAAAAAAACATCACAAAGTTTACCGAGCATCAGCTAAAGGAGATGCTAGAGCATGAGATGAAAAAATGGAAACGTATTGCATTTGCAGAACGCATACATCAACGACTTTGCGCAATGCGCATGAGTAGAGAACGAATTGAAATATTAAGAGAATTGTCAAAATGAGAAGTAATTTGATGGAGCCGATTGTTATGACTGAACGTGACAAGTTGGCAATTGAAGCCGTGATTGAGTTGTTACCACGTTATGCAAAACGGTTTGATTTTGACCTTGTGGCTATAGCGTATGCAATGGCAGATGAAACATTAACTGAGATTGAAAGGACTAAAAAATGAAACCTGCAAACGATGATTTTTATGAAGGTATGCCCATGACAGCCGGTGATTGGCTGTTTGGATTGTGTGTAAGCGTAGGCGCGTTTAGTGCGTTGGTAATTGCATTGGCGGTGACGTTATGAAACATAAAGAAGCACTTGAATACGCAAGTTTTGTAGTTCTTACAGACCTAGTAAAACGGTTGCAAGAACATTCTAAAAGTACATCAAACTTAAACCTTGCTTGTGACCTATCAATGGCCGCAGACTTGATTAAAAATCTTTTAAACACAACCACAGATGATTACAAATGACTACAAATTATGAACGTACAGCCAACTGGCTTAATGCTTGCGGCAAAGAACCAAATCAAATTAATTTATCCGTACAGATTGGGTGCCATTTGGAAGAATTTTGCGAATTTTTAAATACCTTGCGTAGCGATAGTGAAGGTTGCCATTTGTTATTGCAAAGAACATTGCTTGACCTTCAATGGTATGCGGGAAAGCTAAAGCGCCAAGAGCAATTTGTTTACATTCCGCAGCACACTAAAGAAGAAGCGTTAGACGCGCTTTGCGACACCGAAGTAACAGGCAATGGTGTGGCTTATCTTGCGGGATTTAACAAGCTAGCAGCCGATGAAGCAGTTTTAACCAGCAATGAAGCCAAGCTGGTTGATGGTAAGCCAGTAATTTTAGAAGGCGGAAAAATTGGCAAACCCGAAGGTTGGAAAGCGCCAAATTTACGGGGTTTTATATGATTGAAATTAACATTAACCGTGAAAGCCCATGCGCTAAAGCGTTTCATTGCATGGTTCCATCTACACGTTATGCAAAAAATGCACAATGGGCAAAGGGTAAAGAACTTTGGGTTTCTAATGATCGGGTATTTGTAAAGGTAAAAATTGCAATGCCAAGTTTAAATGAAGAAATTGACAAATACTGCAAAGCTTACGACATGAAAAAAACCTATTTCATGGAGTGCATTACTGGCACGTTGTACTTTGAAGATGGCAGGTGTATGTCATCGGGAAAAATGCCAAAACGTAAATTTGTGCGTGATGATAAATTAGGTTCTAAATTATTATCAGAGAAAGTTGCACAATGAAAATTCAAATTGGCGGCGATCATTACATGAAATTAAAAATACAACCAGTGGAATTTATTCACAAAAACGGCATTAGCTACATAGAGGGCAACATCATAAAATATGTGGTTCGGTGGCGTGATAAAGGCGGTATTGACGACCTTCGCAAAGCTAGGCATTACTTGGATATGTTAATTGAAATGGAATTAAAATGTACGGTTCAAACCGCCCGTTAATTTTTTGCGCTAGATGCGAAACAAAAAGAGTACCAGAAGGCGGTATTTTTACCAGCCCTAGAAAATGGATATGTGCAACTTGCTGGAGGAAAAAATGAGAAAACGCCCATCATCACTGTATAGCCTTATGGATGAGTTAATGGCTAGTGCCACTGAACCAATGCCAAAGGCTAAACAACGTTATCAATTAACTCGAATGTATGAGGGTTTGCGCGCTATGGAAGTAGCACCAGAGCCGACTGTAGACGACTGGCGCGTGGTATCGGATGCCGTTAACTTAATGGAGACACTAATTTATGAAATGAAAATTTGCGAAGATGCAAACGGTTTATTAAAGGACGCTATGAAGGCATTAGAAGCCGCTGGAAACCGTTCAATTAATGGTAAAGGTATTCGACTAGATGCCAATGGAATAACGGCTGTACGGTCGATCTTAGAAGACTACGCCAGCATTATTGATACCTTGCCACATCGCACAATGGTGAATTGCCATAGGCTAACTGAAAAGCGCCTATGGGCAATTATTGAGGGCAAGCGCAAACCCCACGACATACATATTTCTAAACAACTAAGCCAGTCAAATAAATAGTCTTACCTTCTTTTTTTATAGCGGTGAGTGCATGGTTTTTCAGATTGTTAGAATCATACGAAACGTGCACCCACCCGCTATCTGGTACGCCCATTGTGTAAAACTCTAAAATTACTTGCGTAAATTTTAGGTTGTCTTTTATCCAATTAGCCAAATCATAATTAGTCACACCTGGTACTTCAATGTCTGCCGCAAAACCCTGCATATGGTCTGACGTTTTAGAACCGCCCACAGCCGCATTAACCACCCTGCTGCGGTATCCGCTGCTAATGCGCACTGATGTTCCGTAG